AATATCAGTTGCAACTTTAGCAGGTGCAGCATTAGGAATGACATCAGCAGAAAAGATATTTAAGAAAAAAGATGTTTAGTTATCCAAATATATGGGTAATGATTACAGGAATAGTAATGGGATTAACCATTATTATATCTGGTGTATACTTTGTAAACAAGATGTTTGTCAATGATACAAAAGATGTTCTTGTTAGGTTTATAATTTTAGTCTTTACTTCATTAGTAGCTTTGTTTATTGTAGACAAAGTAATTGCTTTTAAGATTAAGTTATTAGCAGATGAAATAAATAAAGAGTTATTTGATTTAATTAAGACACTTATATTAATGATATTCAGTTATTATTTTGGAACAAAAAATACTAAAAAAGAAGAATGAAATTATCTACACATTTAGATTTATCAGAGGTTATACGGAGTGATAGCGCTAAACGTAACGGCATCAGCAACATGCCAACGCCAGAGCATATTGAAAACTTTAAGTTATTAGCAGATAATATATTTGAGCCTGTACGTGAACATTTTGGCGTTCCTATACGTATATCATCTGGGTATCGTAGTAAGGAGTTAAATGCTAAGATAGGTGGAAGCGCAACCAGTCAGCATTGTAAAGGTCAGGCAGTAGATATAGATATGGATGGCACTTCGCTAACCAATAAGCAGGTATTTGATTACATCAAAGATAATCTACCTTTTGATCAGTTGATCTGGGAGTTTGGCAATGAAGACAATCCGGACTGGGTGCATGTTTCTTATGTGCCAAACGGCAGAAAACAAATCCTAAAAGCATTTAAACTGAACGGGGCAACTAAGTATTTTCCTTATGCCTAAGCATGAAATAATCAGGGAGTATTTAAAACGATTTCCTGATCACGCTGATTTAACAATGGCTAAAAAACTTTTTGCAGATCATCCTTTGGTTTGGACTAATGTAGAAACAGTCAGAAGTGCTATCAGAGGCATAAAAGGTAAAAAACCTAAACAACCAGGGCGTGGTGAATATTTAGACAAATCTCTTTATGTTGCAAAAACTTTTAACTATAATCCGTATAAACTGCCTGATTCAGAAGAAAAGATAAGAGAGCCGTATGTTTTGCCTGTGGCTGATAATAACATTCTACTGATCTCTGATTTACATATTCCATACCATAACATCCAAGCTATAACTCTGGCTTTAGATTATGGCAAGGAGCAAAAAGTAAATACGATTATTATCAATGGTGATCTAATGGATTTTTATCAAATGAGCAGATTTGAAAAGGACCCTTGCAAAAGGTCTATCAAATTCGAGTTCGATTCGACAAAGGCATTTTTAGTCATTCTAAGAGATGCATTTCCAGATGCTAGGATTTATTGGCTAAAAGGAAATCACGATGTACGTTATGAGCATTGGCTTATGGCTAAGGCTCCAGAGGTGTTTGATGATCCGTATTATCAGTTAGAAGAGAGGCTAAAACTAAATGAGCAAAGGATCCATCTGATAGGTGATAAGATTTTAGTTAAGGCAGGTAAGTTGCATATCCATCACGGACATTTATTTTTTCGTGGATTTATGGCTCCTGTTAATTCTGCTAGAGGGTTATACTTAAAAGCAAAAGAAAGTACAATCTGTGGGCATGTACATAAGTGTTCAGAGCATTCTGAGAGTAATTTATCTGGTGATTTAATAACTTGTTGGACTACTGGATGCCTTGCAGAATTATCTCCAGATTACTCACCATTTGCCAACAATTATTCTCATGGTTTTGCGCATATTCGTGTAGATGAACATAGGAATTATTCGGTTAGAAATTTCCGGATAACACATGGAAAAATATTATAATTAATGGCATACGTTTATAGGCATATAAGATTAGATAAAAATGAGGTTTTTTATATTGGCATTGCTAATCATAAAAGAAAAGATTATGTACGTGCAAATGAAAAAGCCAGAAGGAGTGATTGGTGGAAAAAGATAATCCAAAAAACTGATTATAGAGTTGATATAATTTTTGATGATGTTAGCAAAGAATTTGCCATACAAAAGGAAATTGAATTAATACAATTGTATGGCAGAAAGGATTTAGGATTAGGCACTCTTGTAAATATGACTGATGGTGGAGATGGATTAATAAATAGAGTATTTACACCTGAGTATAGAAAAAAGTTAAGCGATTCTGCTAAAAATAGAATTTTATCTGATGATCAAAAACAAAAATTAAGATTATACGGAATAGGTAAAAAATTAACTCAGGAACATAAAGATATAATTAGCAAATCAAATAAAGGTAAAATAGCATCTGATAGCCTTAAAAAGTTTAGAAGTGATAGAATGCTTAATAATAATCCATCTAAAGGCAGATTTGGAATCAATGCTATTAATTTTAAAGGATATGTAAAAGCCTATAAACAAGGAGTATTATATGGCATATACGATGGAGTTTATGCAGCTTCACGAGAATTAAATATTTTACCTAGTAATATTAATAGGGTTATATTGGGCAAACGTAAAACTTCTGGCGGGTTTACCTTTATTAGAGAAATATTATAAAAATAATTCTATCTTTGCCTTATGTACAGAGAACAATTAGAAAATCTAAAGATAAACGAGGTTATGAACGTATTTGCAAACGTGCAGGTATGGCGTAACAATGCGACTAGGTTGCATAAAGAAAGCGGAAAAGTATTCCATATTAAGAATATGAAGAATCACACGATGATTATTAGACTATTTTGAGATTGTCATAGAATTGTCATTAAAAATATATTTTTTAATAAGTATAGTTATTTAAATAACTTTTTATATATTTGAATCAGCAATTCAATGGAGGGTTGCTCAAAACTTGCAAACAATGACAAACTTAAAAGTAACCTACAAAGTCAGAACATACGGAGAAATGTTTTTTGAATTTGGAACTTGGAAAAAAGCACTTACTTACGCAAACAATAATAATCAAGAATTTATCCGAGTTTGTTGCAATGATATTGAACAAATTATTTCTACTCGTACTTGGAAAAATGCAAAGCAAATTAAGTTTAATATATTATGTGAAATATAAACATTCCCAGTTCCGCAAGTCTGCGGAATCTGCCGCCTCGCTTGATCAGTCAAGCGGGGATTAGGCAGTACCGGGATGTTCCGGATTAAAACTTGCTAAAATGAAAAAGTACACAATCGAATTTATGGACAATGACTATAATGGCTTAATGACCAAAGTAGTTAGATTTAACAACTTAAAAGAAGCTAAGGCATACGCTAAAGAGATTTTAGCTAACCTTTGTGATAACGACATTGTAACCTTTAGAATTTACTAATATGGAAATTATAATCTTTTTTATTATTATGTCGGCGATACTGATAGCAGTAGCCGGAGTTTGTGACTATTTAACCAAAGAAAGAAATGGATAACATGATTAACTCAGCACCAATGGGACATAACCTGGCGATGCATTATGATCGTAATGAGATCAATTACCCGGCTATGCAGATTTGCAGTAGTTGCGATGGATGGGGCAAAATATTCTATTCTGATTGTTGCGGTGAAAAGATAGTAGATAACAAATGTACGCATTGCGGTGATGCATCATTCAATGTTTGGGATCAATGCGAACAATGTAACGGCGATGGGGAGGTAGAAATATGAACTTGCTAGAAAGACTAAGTCCAGAGCATTTAGAGAGGCTAAAGGCTGAGGAGGTTAAATACCCTATAACTATGAGAATATTAATGAGGGAATTATCAGCTAATGTAGCTTGGACTGATTTAAAATATTCGACAATTTGTAATTTAATTTTTAATTTAGGTACACCAGAAGAAATTAGATATGATTATTCACCCGAGGCTATAAGTAAAATATTTGATCATGAAAAGCATTTGTAGAACAGTTTACCCAGATGGCAGAGTAAATGAGTACCAAAATGGTACAATAATTAAAATAAATTCTGCTCCAAATACAAAAGAATTTAATAAATGGATTAACTTTATTCATAAAAAACGATGAAAGCAATACTTCAACTATTCCTAGATTACGGAAATGACTGCGATCTGGATGTGAACAATCATTTACTATTCTACGATCAGGATGATAATATCATTCACATTGAGCATTCTGGGGAGTTGATGATTGAAGACTATTTTGACGGAACTGTGCAAGGCACTAAGGATAATGTCCAGGTGCTAGATGGCAGGGAGGCGGTTGATATATTATTTAACGGCGATTATTCTAAGGCTTTAGAAATCATTGTTGATAATGGATAAAAGACAGGATGATCTGGTCATATTCACGATGTTGCTATGGTCAGCAGCTTTATTAATTATTGCATTTATTTTGATTTAAAATATTATTTTTATAACTTTAAACAATGTCCACATTTATTAACCAAAAACACATAGCGTATAGCCTGATGGGAGTGGACACCTTGAGGGCATACGTTTTTTTATTATGAGTGATTTAGAATTACACCAAAAGAAATTGCCAACCTTACAGGAACTATATAGCGATCCTGAAGGTCTGGTAAAAACAGATGCCTTGCAGGTTATCTTAAATGGTCAACCTCCTGTATCGTGGATCAAAACACATCCATTTATTAAAGGCTATAAATATCTGCCTATTGATAAAATAGAATATTTGTTAAAGCGTATTTTTAAAAGTTACCGGATTGAGGTATTGCGGGAAGGTTCTTCTTTTAACGGAGTTTATGTAGTGGTTCGTGTTCATTATCTTAATCCAATCAGCGGTCTTTGGGATTTTCACGATGGCATAGGAGCTGCGCAATTACAGACTGCCTCTGGTAAGTCTGCGGCTGATCTAGCAAACATTAATAACGGAGCATTGTCAATGGCTTATCCATTAGCTAAAACAGTAGCGATAAAGGATGCTTGTGATCATTTTGGTACTACGTTTGGAAGCGATTTAAACCGAAAAGATACAATATCATTTACATCAGATGATAAATTAATTATGGTTGCCCAAAATAAAGAGGAGGACCGGATGCAAAAGCTAATAGAAAAAGCTCAAGACCGAGAAACTCTAGAAACATTAAAAACTCATTTAACCGAAAACTTACAAAATCAATTTGATACAAAATGGAAGTCTTTAAAATAAGAGCATCATCAGCCGGTAAAATATCTGGCATAAAAGGACTTGGCGAAACAGGTAAAACCTACTGTAAGCAATGGCTTAAAGAAACGCTATATAAAAGGCGTACTGAAATCAAATCTAAATATATTGATAAAGGCAACAGACTAGAAGAGGAGGGATTTACGCTTATGGCTTTGCAGTTAGATTTAGGCATGGTTTACAAGAATGATAAATTCTATCAGGATGACTATTTCTGTGGCACTCCAGATCTAATACATAACGGAGTTGTTTATGATAATAAATGCTCCTGGTCCTTAGATACATTTCCAATGTTTGAAACAGAGATACCAAATTCTGATTACTTTAATCAGTTGCAAGTATATATGCACTTGACTGGGTGCCGTAAAGCCTCTCTGTGCTACACTTTAATAGACGCAGACTATGATTTAGTCAGTCAAGCAGTAAAGTGGCTTACAGAGCCTAAAAAGATTTATAGGACCATTGCTAATATGATTTATACTAAAGAAGCATATAAGGCATATTATGAGGAGTTCTGCGATGGATTTGAAGGCAATTTTATTGAGATACCAGAAGCAGACAGGATCAAAACCTTTGAGTTTGATTATGATGCACAAGTAATTGAAAAGCTACAAGATAGAGTAATTGAATGCAGGGATTATATTAATACACTAATTAAATAAAGTTATGACACCAAAAGAAAAAGCAAAATATTTGATTAGTATTAATTCATTGGCTATACTTAGTGAAATAGGTAATAAATTAACTATGGTTGAAATTAAAGAGATAGCTATACAATGTACTATAATAGCAATAGATGAAATAGTTAAACATACTAATTATGCTGATGAATGGTATTGGGAAGAAGTTAGAAAAGAAATAAAATAAATAAAGTTTTCTAAATGAAAACTAAGAAACCATGAAAAAGTATTTAAAAATACCAGATAAAAAGAGAATAGCTTTGGCTCTGGAGTTAATAGCAGGTAAAGGAGTTAGTCCTGCTGATGCAAGTAAATATCTTAACCTGTCTATGCCTAGCGTTTGCGGTTGGATGACAAAATATTGGTTTTATCAAAAGCCAAATCATCCAGTAGTAATAACTTTAAAAAGCGATGTTTAATCACTTATTTCAGAAAATAATTTTAGATTATATTAGAGGCAGGTCACTTGCTAAATATAAAATAGAAGATATTTGCAATGCTTTAAAAAATTATTATGGCTAAAAAACATATTAAAACCGATGGGCATGGCTCGGCTCAGGATCTAGGCAAAGTTCAGGATTACAAAGCCAAACCAAAAAAGTATAAATCAGATATTATCGAAAACTATCTAAAAGCTAGAGATCAATTATTCTGGTTAGAAGGTACACCAGATGAAAGGTTAGAAATTGAACAAAGATGGAAAGTATAAAAAGAGATCCTATGGAAATGTATCATAGTCGCAAAATTGCGAGAGTAGTAAAAACTATGCCTATAAGAACCGAATGGCAAGAGCAACTGGCGTTCTGTAAATGGCTAAAAATTCAATATCCAGATGTACTTTTTAGATCAGACATTCAATCAGCCGGAAAGCTGACACCTGCAATGCAAAATATAAAATTAATAATAGATCCATTTAGAGGGTTCCCAGATATTAGTATTTATTTAAAGCGAGGTAATTACTGCGGTCTTATGATTGAAATGAAGCGACTAAACTCTGGTTTATATCTTAAAGATGGTAGCTTGTCAAGTAACAAGCACGTACAAGAGCAAAACGAAATGCATAAAAAGTTACGTGAAAATGGTTGGCAAGTTGAATTTGCAGAAGGTATGGAAGCTGCTATATCTTTATTTCAAAATTATTTGCTAAATTAGTTTAAAATTTAATCCCATTGTATTTGATTAGGGACTTATACACATGGAAACTTTAACTTATATATCTGAGTAGTATCCCTAATACTTCCAGATTTTCTTAAACTATGGACATATCTTGTCAAAAATGCGGACTTGTTGGCGATTATAATGAACAACAATCCGGACCACACAAAAGCGCATATTGTAACGGATGCGGAAGCTACATTAAACATTTACCACAAGGCAAACCAATTACTCTATACTTTGGTAAGTACAAAGACCGGGAACTATCAACTCTTCAATCAGATGAAGAATTAAAGTATCTTATCTGGTTATCTCAGGCTCCAGGACTTAAGCCTAAATTAAAAACTGCCATTGATGCTCATATTAAGAAATCATGACAGATCCAACTATTTCATACTTCAACAATATAGCACATACCAAAAAAGGTATGAGTTTGACATTTTCGGACTTTTTAGAAAAGATCAAAGATGGTTTTTGGCAAGATCAGGTATTAAAATATAGGAATGAAAAGACACAAGAGAGCAAAAAAGCATTACCTTATGTGACTATTTCTGGACTATTTAAAGAGCGTAATTCTAGCCTATTAACTCAGCACTCTGGATTTATTGCCATCGATATCGATGGATTAAAAGACATTAATTTTGTACGTGAACAGATATGTTGTGATAATAATTTCTATGCCACATTTGTATCCTGCGGAGGTTCTGGTCTTTGTGCCATTGCCAAAATTAATCCTAAACTACATTTAGAGAGTTTTAACTATCTCAGCAAATATCTCTATACAAAATACAATATTATAGAAGTAGATGAGAAATGCAAGGATGTAAGCCGAGCAAGGTTTGTTAGCTATGATCCTGATTTGTACATAAACAAGGATGCAATAGAAGTGCAAGTTATAGCCTATGAAAAAGATAAAAAAGAACCTACAAGTTATGTATTTGTGGAATCAGAATTTACTAATCTTATTCAAAATATCTTAGATCAAAAAGTAGATTTAACCTCTGATTATGGCGACTGGATAAATATTGGCTTTGCTCTAGCAGGTAAATTTGGCGAAAATGGTAGGTCTTTTTTTCACGCTTTGAGTTCTTTAAATGCTGAGTATAATGAGAATAAAACTGATCAAAAGTATAGTCATATATTACGTACTAAAAAGGATCCCACAGTAGCTATTGATTTTATATACAACCTAGCTAAAAAGGCAAATATTAAGGTTGAAGCCATAGACGAAAAAAACATTATAAATAGGCTAAAGCTATTTATTAGCAAAAATTACAATATGAAGCGCAATGATATAAGCCGAAATATTGAAATTGATGGTAAACCTATAACAGATATTGACCTAAACTCAATCTTTATTAACTGCAAAACATTTATAGATAAGGCAAATAAGGAACTTGTAAAAAGCGTAATATTCTCAGATTTTACTAAAACTTACAATCCGTTTCATGTTTTCTTGCATACTAATATTAAAATTAAAGGAACAGGTAATATTGATAAACTGATTAGTACCATTACAACCGATACTGAAAATCATGATCTATTTATAAAGAAATGGCTAACATCCTTAATGGCGTCAATTAATGGTAAACATTCACCTTTGGTCCTGGTATTAGTTGGAGGTCAGAATACAGGTAAAACAGAATGGTTTAGGCGTTTACTTCCAGATGAGTTAAAATCTTATTATGCAGAGGACAAGCTAGATCAGGGCAAAGATTCTGATATTCTGATGACCAAAAAGCTAATCATTATGGATGACGAAATGGGCGGTAAATCTAAGGCAGAGGCTAAAATGCTTAACCGCTTGACATCTAGCCAGACATTCTCAATTCGTGAGCCGTATGGCGTTGTTTCCGTTGATCTAAACAGATTAGCTATGCTATGCGGTACAACTAACATTGAAGGTCTTTTAAGCGATCCAACAGGGAATAGGCGTATACTGCCAGTCAAAGTATTATCAATAGATCATCAGCTTTATAATTCAATAGATAAAAAGGCTTTGTTTATGGAAATGTATTATCTGTATAACTCTGGTTATAATCATAATTTAACTGGCGATGAAATCCAAATACTTAATGATAGTACAGATGAATTTAAAGCAGTATCACAAGAAGAGGACATGATTTTAAAGTATTTTGAAATTCCTAGTAATGTAAATGAAGCTGAGTTTTTATCATCTACTGAAATTCTAAGCTATATTAAAGTTAGGTCCCAGATTACCTTATCACCAGTTATGATTGGTCTGAGAATGAAGTCTATTGGTTTTAGTAGGCGAATGAAAAAGATAAATAACATTCCGGTTTATGTCTGGGAGGTTACTACAATAAACACTAACCAGGTGCAAAATACTAGTTATCAGAACGATGTTTTTTAGGTAGTAAGGTAGTAAGGTATAGGATTTTATTAAACAACCTTACTATCGGTGTTTAAATACACCTAAAGCCATAAAAGTAGTAAGGTAGTAAGGTAGTAACTATATTTTATATAATATATGAAGTGATATTATATACAGTACATATATATTTAGGTACTATAAGAAAAACATATTTCTAGTTACTACCTTACTACCTATTGCGTTTAAATAGCTTTAAAGTCACTTTTTACAAAATCAACCCTACTACCTTTTGCTAAAAGTAGTAAGGTTAAGACCAAAAAATGGATAAAAAAAGTGTAAAATCCTTACATTATGTTAAATAGAAAACAATAAATAGACATGAAACTAAACATATTAAGCCTATTCGATGGGATGGACAGTAGATGTAATTGCACATATATTTAGCTATTTAAAATGACTAGAATATATTTTATACCTTTACCTATGAAATTAGTTAACTGAAATAAACTAAATATTTTGCAATGGAAGATGGTAGAAAAAACAATAGCGGTACTTTAGGCAATAAAGGAGGCAGACCGCCAAAGTCTGAGGAGTTAGCATTAATTGCAAGATTATCGCCAATGGATGATCTAGCGTTAAAATTGCTAAATGATAAACTAGAGGAGGGCGATATGTCAGCACTTAAAATGTTTATGGAATATCGTTGGAGCAAACCAAAGCAGGAGGTTTCCGTTGATGGTGATTTAAACTTTAGGATACCAGGTCCTGTGATCTATAATACTGCACCTCCTTTATCACATAGTGAAAATGAAATAGATGTTTAATTGCTCACCTGTATTTTATGAGGCTTATAATACAAAAGAAAAGGTATGCATCATGCAGGGCGGAACGGCATCTAGTAAAACCTATTCTATAATGCAGTTGCTGTTTTTTAAAGCAATTAACGAAGATAGATTAGTCATAACAGTAGCGGGTGAATCATTACCTAACCTACGTAAAGGAGCATACCGAGATGCTGAGAATATCTTTGCAGATAATAAATACCTACAATCTCAGCTAAAGTTCTGGAATAAGACAGAGCGCATTATCTATTTTAAGAACGGCTCTTTGATTGAGTTTGTTTCTTTTGAGAATGAGCAATCTGCTAAGAATGGTAAGCGTAACTATCTATTTGTTAATGAGGCTAATGGTATAAGCTACCAGATATATTGGCAACTGGCAATTAGGACAAAGAATCAAATCTACATTGACTATAATCCTACAAACGAGTTCTGGGCGCATACTAAGCTGATAGGTCAGCCAGATACTAAACTTATTATCTCAGACCATAGGCATAATCCATTTTTATCAGAGCAAGACCACGAAAGAATAGAGGCTATAAAGGATTTAGATTTGGAACTGTGGCGAGTATATGCCAGAGGTTTGACAGGTAAGATTGAGGGCGTTATATTCCGCAACTGGGCAATATGTGAGGCAATACCAGATGATGCTGAACTAATTAGTTATGGCATTGACTTTGGATTTACGAATGATCCAACAGGGATAATAGAGGTCTACAAGTCTGGTGGTGAATTGTGGGTGAATGAGATGTGCTATGAGACAAGGCTAACCAATATGGATATATGCAGGAAGCTACGAGATTTTGGCGTCACAGAAGATCAGGAAATCATAGCAGATAGCGCAGAGCCTAAATCAATACAGGAAATCTATGCTGAAGGATTTAATATTCACGGCGCAATGAAAGGACCAGACTCCATTAAGCAAGGCATTGACATCCTTAAAAGATATAAAATAAATATTACGGCAAATAGCCATAACTTTAAAAAGGAATTATTTAGTTACATTTGGAAAAAAGATAAGACAGGCAAAATGTTAAATGAGCCTATTGATGCTTTTAACCATTTAATTGATCCGCTTAGATATGTGGCTCTTAATAAGTTAGCATCTAAAATAAAACAAGAATATTCATTTGATTGGAATTAAAATGGGCGTATTTTCTAAAATCTTTAAGGCTGACATAGAAAAGGCAGCTAATAATCAATTAGAGGCTTTGATGCCTGGACTTCAACAACAAATAACTGCAAACCTTTACAACCAGAATGTTTTTGGATGGATTGGCAATAATCAGGTTATAGTTGATTTTGAAGATAAGGTAAAGTTTGTTGATGAAGGATTTAAAAGAAACGCTGATGTATATACTTGCATTGATATTATATCCAAGAAAATAGCAGAGTGCGCTTATTGTCTTTATGAGGTTAAGGACGGCGTAACTAAAAAGGATTTAAAGGTATATGAGAATATGTCAATGGCTGAGGGTGCAACTGCTAAGATGCGATCTTTGCAACTTAAAGAGCAGATGTTTAATCAGATTGAGAGCAATCCAATTCTGGACTTATTAGCAAAGCCAAATCCGCAACAAACCTATGAAGAGTGGATGACTGATCTAGCAGGGTTTTTCTTATGTACTGGCGATGGTTATATCTTTGGTAATGGTAAAGATCCTGCAATGACCGAGAAACAAATCTGGTCACAGTTATATTCTTTGCCTAGTCAGTTTATAGAGATTATCTCTGGCGGAATGTTTGAGCCAATAAAAGGCTATCAGATGCGCTCTGTTTATATGACTGAGGTTCCTATTCCTGCTAATCAAGTTGTTCACTTTAAATCCTTTAATCCTGACTTTACTCTGACAGGTGCGCAATTATACGGACAGTCACCTATAAAAGCTATTTACAGAAACGTATTAAAAGAGAATGAGGGCGATAGCGAATTATTAAAGCAAATACGTAATGGTGGTGCTTATGGTTTTATATCACCAGATGGTGCAGGTGCAAGTCTGACTAAAGATCAGATGAATGTGCTTAAAGAGAAATTTGTTGAGGCTAAGCGTGGTGAGACTTTAATGGATCGTATATTCCCATCATCTGGTCCTTTAAAATGGACACAGATTGGAATGCCATCAACTGACTTGCAGTTAATAGAATCTCTTAACATTGACACCAGAAAGATATATGCAGCGTTTCACGTTCCTATACAGTTTTCAGGTAGTGAAGCCGCATCAACGGATAATAACATGGGTTGGGCATCAAAGCAGTTAATCTACAATGCAACTGCTCCATTATCTCGCAAGATCAGAGATGCTATAAATAAGTTTGTTTGCGAACCATACGCTAAAGCATACGGCAAGAAATACTACTTTGATTTTGACTTTAGTTCTTATCCTGAGATGCAGGAGGACATGGAGCGCCTTACTGCATGGCTAAATCAGTCTTATTGGATAACTCCAGATGAAAAGCGTATTGCTCAAGGATATGATAAGATAAGCAGTCCAGATATGGAAAAAATATACGTACCTGCTAATCTAGTGCCTATTGAGGAGTTATCGCTAGACCAGGCTTATAACAATGCAACCATAAATGGCAAGTAGTGTTAAATACCATAAGACCTATCTAAAGCTCCATAAAGAATATGAGGCTTATGCTTACCCTATTATTAAAAAGGCTTTAGATGAGCAGACAGGAGCCGTTGCTGATTTTGTAAATGAGGATACGTTTGACAATATCGAATTATACATTCAGTTCCTAGTTCAGCAAAAACCTCTGTATTCTGGATTAGAACAGATTTATACAAAGGTTGGCGTTTCCGCAGCTACATTTAGCTATGACTGGATTCGCAATTCAGTACCTAAAAACAAAAAGGATTTTATTATAGATTTCTTTAATGCTGAATGGTACGAGGAGATGGTCAATTATTTTAGACTGATTGGAGGTACTAAGGTTACAGGTATTGATGAAACAACTGCTGAAAAGGTAAGGAACTTGTTAGCTAATATTTTAGGACAAAATTTGTCCAGAAGAGAACAGGCAAAGTTATTTGAAGAAACGCTAAATGATCCGGCATTTAACAGGGCAAGGTCTCTAGTTATAGCTAGAACAGAATCAACTACGGCAGCTAACTTTGGTATAAATATGGGTGCTGAGAGTTCTGATTATGAGGTGCAAAAGTTCTGGATTAACACAAAGGATAAGCGTACAAGGCGAAGTCATTTGTTAATGACACAAGATAGAATAGCAATTAATCAGCCTTTTATTGTTGGTGGCGTTCCAATGATGTATCCTGGTGAAGTTGGCGCACCTGCGGCTGAGGTTGTTAATTGCCGTTGCGTAATGGCTACCGAAGCAATAAAGGATGAAGATGGTTTACCAATACTAAAACCTAGAACTGCGCCCTATTTAAAAAGATAATTAAAATATAACTATATTTGAAACATGAAAGGACTTTTGGAATATAAGAATTTTAAAGCCGAGATAAAGGACATGGATCCTCAAAGGATGACAGTCACAGGCTATTTTGCTAGTTTTGGAAATATTGATTATGATGATGATATAATCATGCCTGGAGCAGCGACTAAAACTATCGCAGAACGTGGTCCTATGGGATCAAATGAGATATTCTTTTTAAATCAGCATAACTGGTCTCAACCGCATGGAAAACCAATGGTATTAGAGGCTCAGGATAAAGGTATATACTTTGAGAGTTCTATTGCACCTACAACCTACGGCAAGGATGCGATGGTATTATATGCTGAGGGTATTGTTGTTCAGCACTCTATTGGTTTTTCAACGATTAAATCAGACTATGATCAGCAGACAGGAATGCGCATGATTAAAGAAATTAAATTATACGAGGGATCAAATGTAACTCTGGGTGCTAATCCAGAAACTCCATTCATGGGATTTAAGTCCTTGACAATGGCAGAGATAAATGATCAGATTGCAAAAATGATTAAGCTATTAAAAGATGGTAGCTTAACGGATGAGGGTTTCGGTAGGTTGGAAATAGCATTAAAGCAATTCCAATTAGAGGCATTCAATTTAGGTAAAAATTCACTATTAGATAAAGAGCCGACAAAGGTCACTCCAGATGCTGATGAGCCGAATATATTAACAAGTTTAATTAACGTCTTAAAAAAATAAAAATGGACAATTTAGAATTAAAGGCTCAGGAGTTGCTAGATGCAAACAAAGCCAAAACCTTAGAT